GAGCACCATGACGAGAGCCCAGTCGGCCGCGGTGAACGTCGTGCCGAACGCCGCGTTCACCAGCGACGCCGTCCTCTGGAAGTGTTCCGTAGGCGGCCCGTACTTGCCGTGCCTGTCGCGGATCGTGGCGATCGCATCCCGCAGCGTCTGCTCTGCCGGCGAGACGGTCTGGAATCCCGGCTCCCACTCGGCGTAGGTCTCGCTGAGCAAGGAATCGCCCCGCTGCCGCTGCAGCAGGTGCTCGATGTACGGCACGTCCGACTCGTCGTTTTGCGTTTCCTCGGTACTTGCGACAACCTGCCGAGGTTCCGTCAACGGCGAGTACCCGACCATCTTCGGGTCATCGGCTGGCGTGTTTCCCAGCCGCTCGTGCACTGCCGCCTTCAACGCGGCGTTTGCTTGCTCCAGTGTCGTCGTCATGTTTGCTCCTCAGGTCTGGAAAACTGACAGCATGCGGCGTGCGTCAAGCCGACCTGACCGTGCCGTCCAGCATCACGCGGTAGTTCTGCACGTCGAATGCACCGCCGTCGTGAACGGTGACCATGGCGAAGCCGTGGTTCCATCGGTTGAACTTGCTGTACTCGGGCCGCAAGTCGCAAAGACAGCCGGTGGACCAGCACGCCGTTTCGTGGTGCCACATGTTGCTCTCGGCGTGATTGCTCGTGCGGTGGGAGTGGCCAACCAGACACGTCGAGAGTGTTCGTAGGAACGCCCCTCGGGCCACGTTCACCGGAGCCGCCATGCCCTTCGGCAGTTCGTGGCCGTGGAGCACTGGCAACTTCCCGAGCATCACCGGCCGCTGGTCCTCGACAAGCTCAATGTCGTTTTCCTTCAGGTCCAGCCAGGCCGTCAGGCTCATCCGTGGATCGTCGCTGATTTCGGCGGCATGCTGAAACAGCCAGTGCTGCCACCTCTCCTCGTGGTTGCCGCACTTCAGGACGATCGGTATGCCGGGGAACTCGTGCCGCAGCCATTGCAGGAACGAACGCACCGCCTCAAGCTCGGCCTTGAAGTCCCGCCGCTTGGGGTCTTTCATGTACCGGCTGATGGCGTAGAAGTCGGCGATGTCGCCGTTGAGCAGCAAGGCGGCGAGACGCTGCGTCTTCAGATGGCCAACGGCTGCAGCGACGGCAACCTCAGAGTGATACGGCACATGCACGTCAGACAGGATGCCGACCGGGCCAGTGACCTTGAGCACATGCGGCGTCCACGCCTCCGTCATGGCCCGAGGCATTGAGTACAGGTGGCCGTTCGTTCGTGCCGGGCGAGGTGCCACTGCCTTGGTATGCCGTTGATCGTGCACGCCGTTGCGACCAAACTGCCGCATGATCCGTTTGCGGGCTTGCTCAAACGTGATCGCGTTGTTGGACTCGGCCACCAGCCGCCTCGCCAGCGAACGAGTGTTGGCCTCAGGGTGCGTCGTGCACAGCCGCCTAGCGAGTTCCGTGATTGGGTCGCCTGCCATTGGCACGCTCCTTCGTTGTTGGCTTCTTGCCTGTGCTTCGCCTCAACACCACATTGCCATCCTCGTCGGGGACCGGGTTCGGCCCCTCGTCGTCGTCGTCGTACTCGGCGTCGTCCATGCTGCTGTGCAACGCGGGCTTCTTGTCCTGCGGCGTCTTACGCTTTGCCATCGCCCCGCCTCCTCGCGTTGCTGATTGCTCGCCTGACGATGACCGTACCAGCGGCGTCGAGGAACGGCAGGCTGCGTTTCGTCGCCTCTTCGCGAAGCCAACCGACGATCAGCGGCACGTTGGCCGCGCACCAGTCGCAGCCGCGGCGGTCCATCTCCTCCGCTCTGGCTGTGCACTTGCAGCCTGGCTCGGCCTTGATGCCGATGCGGCCGAGGAGCCGCTTGAGTTCCGTCCCTGGGCCGTAGCCGACCGGCCTTGGCTTCCGCTGCACCGTGATGATGATGCGGCCGTCGGACTCGGTGTCGTCGCCGAGCACCTGCCGCACAGCGGCCAATACCCGGTCGTCGTCGGGCTGACCGCGGAACGTGACGACGGCGGTGCCTGCCATCAGCACTTCCCCCCGAAGGCTCCGGCGTCGCAACAGCCTTGCGGCATCAGTTGCCGAGTGCCGCCGTCAATCTCGTGCCGTACCTGCTTCCACTGGTTGCCGGTGCAGTTGGCGTTGTTCCAGTCGGCAATGCAGTCCGCCTCGCTGTCATAGCCGTAGGCCGCTTCCCACAAGTCGCCGGTGTCAGCATCGACGCCGATGATCGGATTGAGCACGCACGGGCAGACGTAAACGATCGCCTTCCACTCCGTGACCACGTCTTCGCTGCCGCACTTGTCGGTGCGAGTCACAGTGATCGTGACCATCTTGCAATTCTGCGGCGGGCAAAACCCGAGAGGGTCAGAAGTGATCCCCGTGTACGGGTCTGCTTGCAACGGGCACGCAGGGTCTTGCGGCCCGGATCCTTGATGCGTGAACTCCCAGTCCACGGTCTTGGCGTAAAACCGCTTGTCGTCGGTTGCCGGGTCGCAGTCGTATTCGTATGCCGGCGGGTTGGCGCACGAACCGCAGTCGTCTGCTTCCTGCCACGGCAGGGCTGGCAAGTCGTTGCGAGTGCCGCGGACAAACAGCGCGTCGGCAATCGGGTCGCCAGTGGAAGAACCGGCCTTGAACACCAGTTTGCGGATGTCCGGCGTGCCGGCCCCTGTGAACTGGCCGCTGCCCTTGTAGTGCGTCAGGCCGTCGCCGGTGAAGTCTGGCGGATTTGCCCCGTCTGGGCAGAGCTCCTCAAGCATCGCCGGTGTGGCTGGCTCGCCGTCGATCAGCGGAGCAGGCCAGCCGAACCCAGTTTGTGGGTTGTACCACGCTCCACACGGGTTGCCGTTCTCAGCGCACCAGCCTGGGTAGGGCTCGCCTCCAAACGGGATCAACGCTTCCTGGCAAGCCGTGATGCACGCGGACTGCGTCGGATAGTTGCTGGTCAGGTTGCAAACGCCAGCGCGGTCGAGGCCGTCATACAGCGACAGGTCTTCGTCCGGGCGAAGGTAATAGAACCCAGGCTCGCCATCGACTGCGTAGTAGTTGAAGAATGATTGCCACGTAACGCACTGGCAGCAACTGCACGTCGGGCATGCACACGGCGTCTGGCAGCAGTTCGAGCAGGGCAGGAGCACCATCTCAGCACTCCGCAGAGATGAGGTACCAAGCAGTGCCTTCGCGGGCGATCGCACAATTGCGACTGCTGGCCCCTGCGGCGATGTCCACAAACACGTTGGTGGCTACTGCTGTGTTTGGCGTGTTTGTCTGGTACTTGAACGTGACAGTTTGCTGTGCGTTCTTTGACCACGCCGCCGTAAACACGGCAATGCGAAACATCTTGCTTGGCAAAATGTGGTGGTCGTATGCGATGCCGCCGCCGACCCTGTCTCCCGCCTCAATCACACGCACTGCCTTAGCAATGCGCTGAGCCGATTGCCGGGAAAATTTCACGAACCGGTCGCCGGCACCCTGCGGGTTGCCGCTGGCGCCTTGGCCGCTCATCATCCCTCCACGATCGAGATGACTAGCCTGGTGCCAGTAAGGTTGCTCTGTGCGGCGTAGTTGCCGGCCGCCAGCCGTCCAATCGACGCCTCGCCGCCACGCAACGAAACCGTCGGCACCAGCGTGCCGGCCGACAGCTGCCCGAAACTGACGGTGGCCGTTGAGACCGTGGACAGGTTGCGGGCGAAAAACATGCCTACGCTCGAAAGCGTGGCTGTGCTGATCGCCACCGTTCCGGCAGCGTTCGTGCCAGGCGTGATTGTGACAGTGGCGATGCCGCTTGTGTCGCTGTTGGCCGTGACGCCGGCGGCGGCAAACGATTGCGCTAGAGAGCCCTTGGATATCTGGGCCGAAATCGTGTAGTTGATGTCTGCCATGAATCGCTCCTACTGTTGAGTCGGTGATCCGAAATATTGGCTGAAATTGACCTGCCGCTGCACACGACGCTCAAGGATGTCGGGGGCACCAACCTTCAAGCTACCGTCGTTGTTGAGCGGCTGCGGGTTGCTCGCCGGCACACGTTCGTTGGTGTCGGGGTCACGCACCCAGACCCGTTTCTTGTCGGCCCCTTCGAGGTAGTTCCAGCCGACGTTGGGCAGCTGCAGGTTCCAGCCGTCTGGGCGAAATTCCAGCGTGACCTCCACCTGCCAAAACCGGATCTCGTTTTCGTCCACCACCTCCACTTGCGGCTGACCGGAAATGCCAGAGCACTTCCACGTTCCCGGGTCGCCGCCGAGGAACTTGGCCTTGTTGATGCTGTTGGTCACCGACTGGGCCAGGCCGTAGTCGAATGTCGGCCGGTTGCCGCTGATGGATGCCTGCAACGTGCTGATGTCGCAAGTTGCCCCCTCAAAGAAATCGTTGGCCGAGTTCTGCAACGGCTTGAGAGCGTCGCCGTCGTAGTAGTACAGCGCCGGCACCGTCAGTCCGCCAGTCGTCCACTTCCAGATGTCTGGCCGTGCCAGCGGGTTCTTGTCGGGGTTCTCCTGTTTGGGCAGTTCGTAGTCCCACGTCACTTCATAGTGCCAGCGTGAGCCGCTGTAGTTGCCGACGTTCACCGTCATCGCCCGGCAGTACGTCGCCTCGGGGTGCGGCGTCAAAAACGACACGCCGACAGCGTTGACGATGTCCGTCTGTGCCGTCAGCGGCGAATCGACCTCGACGATCCATTTCCGCTGGAACGTCGGCGGCTCGCCAAACTTGCGAGACGCGGACACGACGGCCTGCTCGGTGACGGCGATCACGCTCATGCCGCGGCCCCCAGAATGTCCACCTTCTCCTGCTGCAATGCACGGAGTTCGTTGCGGATCTCCTCAAGCTTGGCGTTGGTCTTGCGGTTCTCCTCGATGGCAGGATCTTGTCGGCCCGTGGCTAGGGCGATGAATTGAGCCATGCCCTCGCTGGAGCGGATGTCGTTCGCTTTTAGGGCTTCGTTGGACTTGCCCTGCAACGCCGCTGCCTTTTCAGCCTGCATGGCGTCAATCTGCTCCTGCTTTTTGGCGATGTCCTCGTCAATGCGCTGCGACTGCTTGGCGTTTTCCTCTTCCTGCCGGCGGGCCTCGCGCATGGCGTCGATCTGCCCAGAGAACTTGGTTCGGAGTTTGTCGGCTTCTTTGGCGTACTCCGCTTCGTTGATTCGGCCGTCCTCAAGCCGCTCGTTGAGTTCCATGAGGCTGGACTGATACTCAGCCGCTGCGGCTTGGCCGGCTGCCCCAAACTCCTGAGCGGCCTGCGTGGCATTGAAGAACGCATCCGTGGCCCGCGTAATCGCACGCTGCTGCTCCTGCTCGGCCTTGCGGTCTTCCTCGGCCTGCTCAGCCAGCGCCTTGTTGCGGGCTTTGATGGCGTCGATCTGCTCTCTGAATTTGTCTTTAGCCTCTTCGGCTTTTTGCGCGAGCACATTCTCATTGAACATGCCGTCTGCGAACTGCTGCTGCAGCAATGCCAACTGCTGCTGGTATTCGTAGGCGGCGTTGAATCCGGCTTGGCCAAACTCAGTGGCGGCACTGGCGGCACCGTTGGCTTCGCCTCGAATCCGCCTGAGCGTATCCTCAGCCGCTTTCATTTCCTCGTCTGGAGCCTCGGGCATGACCTGCTCGGGCGTGGCGGCTGGGCCGGCGGCAAACGCACCACCGATCAGCGGAACCTTTGACATGAATGCGTAAAAGCCCTGAATCCGCTTGTCGATTTTGTCGAAGAACCCGACGACGTAGCTGAACGCAGCATTCATGCCGCCACGAATGAAATTGGCGATTGCAGACAGCCCAGCGATGAACGGCGACAGGAACGTGCGAATGACAGCGCCGGCCACTTTCAGGATGGTGCCGATCAGTTGGCCAAACACGCCAACAAGCTTCAACACGCCTTCAACAATCGTGCCGATGAACGTGAACACCGGGGCAAGCAGTTCGGCGATTGGGCTGAAAACCGCCGCTAACCCTTCCACGATGCTGCTGAACCCGTTGCTGAGACCAGACAGGCCGGACTGAATGGCGGCGAACGCCCCGACAAACGGGGTCACAAACACGTCGCTGAGCTGCGTGAACGCCTTTTCGGACCGCTGTCCAGCAGCCTGCATTTCCTGCGTGGACGCAGCCAAGTCTGCAATGGGCTTGGCGCGAATGGCTCCCAGTTCCTGGCCGAGAGTTTCAACAGTCGTCGTGCCAGTGGTAATGGCAGCGGCCATCTCGTACGCCCGGTCCCTGGCGTTCAAGAATGCCTTGCCCAGATTCAGCGTGAGCAACGCACCGCCAATCAACGGGTTGCTCAGGCCAAGCACTGCGGCGGCGGCAGTGCCAACGGCGCCGCCACCCAGAGCCAGCCCGACGCCCAGCGCCTTGGCGGCCAGTATCATGGTGCGTGCCGCCATGGCGCCCTTGAGGGCACCAATGGCGAAATCTTTCAGCCCCGCCGGATTCCGCACGGCAGAAAACAGTCGCCACTGGGCGTAAGTCCACGCCACGTCTTTGCCAAACTTGATCACCGAGACGCCGGCGTCCGCTACTGATTTGGTAGCGTCGCCAACACCACGAATGGCGTTGCTCGTGCCGTTGACCACTCGCTCCAGCAACCCGGCCCTTGCTGCCATCTCGTCCATCGTGGACGTTGCGGCCTGCAGCTCGGCGTCGGCCTTGGCTACGGCCCGGCCGTAGATCTCCTGCGTCACCAGCCCCTTTTGCAGGTACTTGTCGAGCAGGGCGATGGTGTCGGCGTACTTCTCGGTCGGTGTTTTTAGTTCCTGCGCGAGCTTGGCGGCCCTGCGGAACTCCGCGGCCGTTGCTTTGGACGTGGCTCCGACCTTGGACAGTTCGGCATCGGCCTTGGCTACGCCGGCAGCCATGCCGTCCGCATTCGCGGTCAACCGAAACGCAAGATCAACCTTGGCCATGAGCGTGCCGTCCTAGCTTCGACAATTCAGCGGCGATTTCCTCGCCGGTCATTGGCGGTCGTTTGATTGGCATGAAGTCTTCTGGCTTTGGCGCCTTGCCCCGAACGTGCGGGGCGATGGTCAACGCTGCGAGCATTCCGGCTTGATGCCACTCCCTTCCAAACGGTTCGATGTACTTGTCGAACGCCACCCATTCCCGCAGCAGGCTCACCGGCATTGAAAGGATGTATTCCCACGTCCATCCCGTTGCCAGTGCCAGACGAAACAAAAACGCCCGGTCTGGCCGGGCTTTCAGTTTTTTGCCAGTTCCTCGATCGCCGTCTCCGACAAGTTGTTATGGTCCATGGCAGCCTGCCAGATGCGGTTCATGACCTTGGCACTCTTTGCGGACAGCCGCGCAATGTCGCCGTTGTCGAACAGGCGAGCGCCCTTCTCGTCAACCAGGCACCGCACCAAAAACTTGGTGCGGAAATCGTCCACGCCACTGTCCTTCTTGCGGACCCATTCGTTTTCGTAGGCGTCCCGCTCCCCGACGCTCATGACGCGGATGTACACCTCGCCGCCCCACTCGGGAACTGGCACCTTCAAGAGACCCAGATCGTCGGCCGCCAGAATCTGCTCTTTGGTGAGCGTTGCCATGCCTACTCCCCTAGCTTGAATGTGACGTTGTACAACTGCATTTCGCCGACGCTCGCCTGCCATCCAAGCGATTGAAAGATCGCTTTTGGGAATGACCACGAAGCGCTCGGCCCTCCGATTGATAAGGCAGCCGTCAAGCCGACGTTGGCGATGGTCATCAGCGCCGTACCGCGGGCCGTTACGGCGATGGTGCCAAGATCAACGTCGGTCGGCGAAAACGACCGGTACCCGGTCAAAGACTGCCGCGGCGTAACATCGACGGTCTCGACTTCGACGCCGTTGACGCCAATCGACACCACCTCGCCCAGGGCAATGCCGCCCCATGTGATGGTCGTGCCCTGCGATACGAACGCCACGACGGCCTCCCGTCGTCAGCTCTTGATCTTGAACGTCAGCGACTGCTTGACCAGTTCGCCCACCGAGTAAGCGACGCTTGAACTGGACACCGTGGCAGTGTAGGTCACGCTGGCAAACGACAGATTGCCGGTAGCACCAATG